TCAATCCAAGAAGCATTAACGCTGGCAATGCAGTTACTACCATCAGCATTGTTGATTAAAAACTCACGGTCAAATTGCTTTTCTGTGACATTTGGTTTTAAACTCATTTTATTTACCCTCTATCTTTAATATAAAAGTAAGTATGCGGCTCACATTTTGCGTCAGAAACAATTTCATGCGTTTTCTTCTTAACGCGAAACACAAATGCTTCAACAACAGCAACGTCATCAAAAACCCAATAATCATTTTTGCAAAGTGGGTGGTCATGGCATTCAACAATTTGACGCATTTCAGAAATTGTCGGCAACCTCATGTTTTTAAAAGAAGGAGTTTCATTGTCTAAGGCTTTATGCCAATCTGCATGATACGTCCGAGCAGTGATGACAAATGGTAAATCATCCACTGATTTTGCATCCATTTCTGCTTCCGCAATTAAACGACCAAGTTCGGACGTTTTTTTAACCAAAGCACTGAACGTTTTAGTATCAGTGACGTGATTTCCGATAGCAAACTCCAATTTTTCAATTGTATCCATAAGTTTTCTTTGCGCTTTTGGTTTAAGAAGTATTTTTGACATGGTATTTCCTCTGTTGTTGTTTTAAAAATTTATACAAAGAATATTATAAATAAATTATAAAATCAACTTATTTATAAATTTTGTGAAAAATAGTACACTATCCCTTTTAGCTAACAGGGCATAAGGCTATGGGACAGCACAACACACGGACTTTAATTGACATATCTGAATATCTTTGCGGTAGAGATGAGAACAACGTTTTACGCATACCTGAGTCAGCGATGAGCAGATATATGCACAACATGGGCGTTGACTATAAAACAGTGGAATGGGAAGAACTTAGGCATAAATTCTTTCTATACCTGCGCAAAAGCAATAAATCCAACTCAGAACCCGTGGATGATGACGGTTTATCACTATCAGACAAGCTCACAGTAGAGAAAACAAAACTCGCAGCGTCACAAGCCAAAGAAAGCGAATTACGGGTCATGATAAAAGCAGGTCAGCTTGTGCCAATAACAGCACTTGAACTGACACTTGGAAAAATAGGCTCAAGTGCTTCATCGCATTTAGCATCGATTCCACTCAACCTCAAACGCAGAATACCCCACCTCACCATCACAGATATTGAGCTAATCACAAAAGAATTAGTTACGGTGCAGAACGCAATATCAGATATTCGTGTGAGTGAAGACGACATTAAAGAAGCTATCGAGTTAGATAAACTATGAAATCAATCACAGATAAAATTAATAACGCTATTCAACGCGGTCTGCTGTCGATTAGAAAAGAACCACCACAATCTGTTAGCCGATGGTCAAATAATAATTTCTTTCTATCAGCAGAAAGCTCATATATTAGTGGTCGATGGGAATCCTACCCATACCAAGCACCTATCTTAGATATGATAGGCAACGATGGAATTAGGGAAATTGACATATTGAAATCTGCGCGTATCGGTTACTCAAAAATGCTGTTGGCGTGTATTGGCTATTTTCAAGAACACAAAAAACGCAATCAAGCAATTTGGCTTCCCACTGACGCATCAGCCGTGACATTCTCAAAGACTCAAATTGATACCATGCTGCGTGACGTACCTTCTGTTCGCGCCATGTTTAAAAACTCTTACGATAAGAAATGCGCCAGAAACACACAGAATCTTAAAATCTTTGACAACGGCACAACGCTTAGAATTTTAGGCGGGACAGCAGCAAAGAACTACCGCGAGATTTCAGTTGATTGCGCTTATCTTGACGAGCTTGCATCATTTGAGCCTGACATTGAAGCGGAAGGTAATCCAGCTCTGCTTGCTAACAAGCGTACAGCAGGGTCAGTCTTTCCTAAACTGGTGTGTGGTTCAACACCAAAGATTGCAGGAACGTGTCTAATAACTGAGCGACATGAAAAGAATGTCATCAAATTACGATTTTATATTCCCTGCCCTCACTGCGATAAACTCCACCCACTGGAATGGAAGACAATGCAATGGGAAAAGGATGACCCCGAAAGCGTTCTTCACCATTGCCAGCACTGCGGTGCGGGTTATAACCAGTCGCAATTTCTATCTGTTTGGGAAAAAGGACGTTATCAAAGCGATGATGGTATCTATTATCATGAAGGCTTTTTTTACGATAGCGATGACAGCGTGATTGAAACGCCATTGACTGTTGGCATACATATTTGGACGGCTTACAGTCCGATGCAGACGTGGTCGCAGATTGTGCGTGAATGGCTAAGTTGCTACAAAGACCCTATCCTTTTGCGCACCTTCATCAATACAACTCTTGGCGAAGCAGATAAGGAAGAAACCGAAAGCGTTGACCCTGATACTTTCCGAGGACGTGCCGAAGACTATGAGCGATTCTCATCAAAAGCTGTTTGCTTAACAATGGGTGTTGACGTTCAGCCTGACCGATTGGAATTTGAGATTGTTGCGTGGAATGCGAATGAAGAAAGTTGGTCAGTGGATTATCAAATACTCTGGGGCGATACGATTGATTCATTTGAGGTCTGGGATGAACTTAAAGAATGGCTGATTGAAAATTATAAAAATGATTCGGATGATGCGCTCCCAATTTCAATGGCGTTAATCGACTCAGGCTTTTCGGCAACAACGGTTTATAAATGCGTTGAACGTCTTGGGCTTAACTTTGTTTACAGTTGCAAAGGACAAGCAGGTAAACGTCCTGTGGTTGAACATGAAAAAGAGCGCAAACGCAGAATGCTTAAAGCCAGAAAGAAAGGTGGGCATCCCATCATTGTCGGAGTCGATGAAGCGAAGTCAATTATTTATCGCAGGATGCGAATGGTACAAGAAGGGGCGGGTTATATGCACACGCCTAAAAGCCGTGATGAGGAATGGTATAACCAAATGACCATCGAGCAGCTAGAAACAAAATATCAGCGTGGCTTTGCAGTGCAAAGATGGATTAAGCCAAATGGTGGTCGAAACGAAGCACTTGACTGTCGGGTTTACGCATATGCTGCCTTCAAAATGACAAATGGTAAATACCGCAGTGTCGCTAATTCTGTAGCTCCACGGCAAATTAAGCGCAGAGTCAGACAAAAATAATTAAAATTATTTGCAAAACTAATTAAATAATTTTACAATTTCTCCGAAGTTTAATTTTAACCAAGGGGATTTAAAAAATGAAACAACCAATCGGATTAACAATTACCAATGACGGTGATTTTGACTTTTTTCCCATCATAAATGATGTGGATTGGCTGTGTGCTGACACAGTGTTCCATGTTTCTTTTGATGTAGACGGTAATCACACAGGTAGAACCCCATGTGCTGATGTTATTGCGGCATTTAACGCATGGAGAAACGACAATGTTTGATTTAATTTTGTCGGTATCAATGCTGGTCACTAATGTGACAACAGAAGCTAAAGGTAAAAGCGTTTTATCTGAACAGGAAGTTGTAACAACGACTGTCATTCAAAACTTTCCGAATACACTTGCGTGTAAAAACGCGGTGTCTGAAATGGAAAATGCCTATGGTGCGTATCAGATGATACGCAAACCTTCTCGTATCATTTCAGCCATTTGCATGGATAAGCAATATGGGAGTGTGCAGTAATGAGTTTATTAAGCAATGAGCAAGTTGAAAATTTATGGGAAACAATGTGTGAGGTAGATAATTGGATTAAAGTTAAATCAGTTTTAAAAAATTGGAACAAAAAACAACCATCAAAGCAATTTGAACCCGATTGGAGTACCGCACCAGAGTACGCTGTTATGGCAGCAATAAACATATCGTGGCTAACTGAAAGTGGAAGTTGGACACCTGGGTATCGATTGGCAACATACGACAGACCGCCAGTCACGCCACACCCACACGCAGAAATGATGGCTAAGTATGCTGAGGTTGCGGCTAGACGGATTGACCCTTGGGTTGAGTTTGAGCAATATAGTTATTGTGATGAGGATTGGTTTACTTTAGAAGTACCAACCTTTTTTGATGCGCATCTTGAATACCGCCATATTGGAGATAAAAAATGAAAGTTATGAGCATCAAACAATTTCTTGAAATAACAGGGATAAAGCGCACTACCTTAACCCGTAGGCTCAATAGGATTGATGCACATCCTGTTGGTACGATTTCAACCAAAGATGTTCAAACATCTTATTTGTGGTCATTGCAAGACCTAGTAAAAGCGTCATTGCTTGGGGAATATTAAGATGAACAATCAAACAAGCAGTTTATTAGCATTCCTTTTTGGCGTGTTGTTAACGTTAGGTTACCATTACCTTGCAATTAAAGATTGCAAAAAAGTAATCAAAACCGACATTGGTGATTTTATCATCGATGGCAACAAAATTTACAGCGTTTACCAAATGGAACGCTCTGTTAAAGGTGAATTGCAAGTGGGGATAAAATGAGTATCCAACAATTAGTAAAAATGAAAGAACAATTACTTGACCTTAAAGATGAATTTGAAATTGAGCAAACTCCATTTCAAACAAAATATTCAATCGATTTGGAATTAGCCAACGTGCTTGTAGTCAAAAACCGCACGTTAGAAAACGGTGACACACAATTTATTGAGTATTGTGTGTATCTTGATGGTGTGCAAAGCGCAGAAGATGGTTGCGATATAGTATCCGAGTATCAGGATTTCCGATATTTTCAAGGTGATGCGCTAAAAGACGAAGACGGTGGTATTGCAATTTCCACAAACATCCATCAGTTCGTAGAATTTGTATTTGATTACTTTTATTATGATGAATTTTGTTATTTTGGAGATGATTACTGATGTCAGCACAAAAAATCGATAAGATGATAACGGAAGCAGGATTGCCAAGCTTCATGAACGCTAAAGACTTAGCAGTTATTACGGGTATAAATATCCAAAACATTTTCAATTGGAGTGAAGACCCTAAAAAAATCGAGCAGTTGCGCTACATCATTCTTGGCGTAAAATACGAAATTGAATTAAAAAAGCAACAGCGTATTCAATACGATAAGGACGGTAAAGATGGTGACAGTATCAATGGTAAAACAACGGCTTAATATCACTGAAATCCAAATGACAATGGCTCTTTATTCAGGACGATTGCCAAAACCCTCGCAATTTGTAAACGGAGAACCTGCTTGGGATGCTGATTACATTGAGCCATTTGTTGCACTTTGGGAACGATTACTAATTAAACGTAGGGGGAACTGATGAGATTTAGAGAATATGAAACAGGCAAAGTGATGGTTATCGAAAAAGAATCCATTGTTGCTGTCAAAAAATTTACAGAAGTGACTATTCATCGCAAAGGAATCCCCATTAAATTTACTGGTGAATTTGTAAATGAAAACGATGTAGCACTTGTTCAACATGAACTCTATGAACTTGATGAAATTGTCAAAAGACGTATTGGAAATGGTTAAATTGATAATTCTGTTACTTTCCTTTATTATAGGCGTTCTACTTACTGGATTACTCAGCATCCGACTAGTTAAAGACTAATTTTTGCTTACCTCAAACCCATTACTGCTTTCTTTGTAATGGGTTTTTCTTTTTTAAAGCCTTCGATGCTATAATCAATACTGTTTTTAGCTAAAACACAAAGGTATTTATGGCATTCACACAAGAACAATTGACCGCACTAGAACAGGCGTATTCGCTTGGCGTGACTGAAATTACTTATAAAGAAGGTAATTCCACCACAACAACCAAATATCAGTCTATGAGCGAAATGCGTGTCGCAATCAATCGAATTCGTAATGAACTGGCAATGGACGCAGTTTTAAATTCGCCAGACAAATCAACCCGTCCACCTAAAATTGCAAGGTTTAAACGCTCTGCTATGAATGGATTATAAACATGAAGAAACGACAATCATTTAAAACATTTCGTCCTGCTTCAAAATCCGTAAAAATGGATAGTGACCCAGTATCAGCAGCGTTTGATGCAGGTGGGACAGGTAGAAGAAGTGAAAATTGGGGGACGAATAACTATTCTCCAAATAACGCAGTAGTTGAAAAATATTCTTTAATCGTAGAACGCTCGCGTGATGCGCAACGTAAAAATTCATTTGCGCAGTCTGCGAGAATGAGTGCAGTATCTGATGAAGTAGGAAGTCAGATTACACCAATGCCCAACACGCCTTGGGCAGATTTCAATGAAGCAATGATGGAGCTTTGGACAGACCATGAACCCGACATGGTTGCAGGTGGTATTGTTGGCGGATATGGTGCTATTTTTCTTGCCGTAGCTGCCCGTAACACGTCAGGAGAAGTATTCATTAGACGTAGACCTAGGTTTAAGTCTGACAAGCTCACATTGCCAGTTCAAATCCAATTATTGGAATCTGACTTTTGCCCGATGTGGCTTAATACAGTAACTTCAAATAATAATTTGGTAATAAATGGAATTGAGTATGACAGTATTGGAAATAGAATGGCATATTGGATGTATAAGTCACATCCTCAAGAGCGAAATCTATTCGATACGACTCAGCTTGTTCGCGTTCCTGCTGCTGATATTATCCATCATTTCATACCCGAACTTGGAAGAATTGGACAGCAAAGAGGAACGCCTAGAGGAATACAATCGTTAGTGCCGCTTCGCGTGATGGCAACCTACGATGATAATGAATCTGAAAAAGCGGCAAGCCAAGCAGGATTTGTGGCGTTTGTTCGCAAAAATACCCCATCACCAGAGCAACTTGAAGCGATGAACGCGGCAAATAGCCTTGTTGGTGAAAACCCTGATGTCGATATTGATAAAGTGCCTGAAGTAAACTTGGAAGCAGGGACGGTTCAGTTCTTAGCGGACGATGAAGACATTACTTTCGCACCATCTCATGCAACGGGGCAAGGCTACAAAGATTTTCAATACCACGCAGGATTGCGCATTGCCGCAGGATTTGGCGTATCGTATGCGCAAATGACGGGTGATTGGTCACAAACAAATGACCGTGTTTTGCGTTTTGCCGCAAATAATGAAAGACGTATTGTTCGCCAACGCCAATCACTGTTTACGATACCACAAGTATGTCAGGGTATTTGGAATTGGTGTGTTGATGCGGCTGTCGTGGCAGGACTTGTGCCTGTTGTCGATTACGCCAAAAACAAACGTAAATATCAACGTTGCCAATGGACTCCTGAAGCATTTGACTACATTCATCCTGTTCAGGATGTGCAGTCTAAAATTCTTCTTAAAGATAACGGTTATATTGACCGTGATACACAAATCCGTGAGCGCAATGGCAATGGCGAACAAATTGACTTGCAACGCGCTAAGATTAAACAACGTGAAATAGATTTAGGTTTAGCACCCGTTTCTCCAACTACACCAACAGGAAAGTAAATGAAAAATCCTTTAAAAGCAATTAGTCGCCTTTTCAATAAAGGTGGTGTGAAATCAACTGTTTTAACCCAACTTTATGAAAACACATTTAATCAGCCTTTGCATATTGAGCCTACTGCTGCCCTTCCTATTCTTCATGGGTATCTGCATGGCGACATACGAAATGATGGCATGGAGTATGAAGAAAACGGCAGTCGCTGTTCATACTACCTTAACGATAATACTGTCGTTCTTGATATTCGTGGTGTGCTTACCGCCCGTCCTACTTATGGAAATATGTGCGAAGCTGCGCCACTCAGTTACGAAGAACTGAAATATGAATTCCAAAATATTCAGCTCAATTCCAATGTCACAACTATCATTGGGCAGTTTGGCTCATGTGGTGGTCAAGCGGCTTTGATGTGCGATTTATCAGATTTCATCTATAATATGCGTGGTGGTCAGATTAAAATGATTGCTATGGTTGACCTTCAGGCTTGCAGTGCCGCATACGGTATCGCTAGTGCTTTTGATGAAATATGGATTACTCGTAGCGGGGTTGCAGGGTCAATTGGTACATATGTTTGCCTAGTTGATGAAACAGCTCGCAATGAAATGGAAGGAATTAAATTTAATTACATTGCGTCAGATGCGCATAAATTAGACGGTAATCCTGATGAACCATTGACCGAAGATGCTATCGCCATGTTTACTGATGACATTATGGCGATGGACGCGGTATTCAAAAAGACGTGCGCCAGAAACTTAAATATCCCTGTTGAGCAAATTTATGCAATGGAAGCTCGGTGGTATCGAGGTGAAGAAGCAGTAAAAATGGGATTAGCGCATAAAATCGGCACATTTGATGATTTAATCAACTATATTGCTGAAAGTAATGATAAAATGACAAACAGCCTTATTAAAACTCCAACATCGATGAAAGAGGTAAAAATGGAACAAGATAATAATCCTGTTCAAGAAACGGTAACACCTGACGTGCCTTTTACGCCAGACCAGTTATCATTTATTGAATCACTGTTTTCTAAACAAAAAGCAGTTGAAGAAGTAGCACAAGACGCACCAAAAGTAGAAGAAATCAATTCTGAAATCTTAGACTTATGTGCAGCGGCTGGTGTTCAAAAAAATGTTGCCACTTTGCTTGCTAAAAGTGGTATCTCAATTGATGAAGCTCGCGCCACATTAATTGCACAAGACGCAGAATCTTCTGCACAAATTGACAGCACTGTACCAGTTACTTTGGTTGAAAAAGACCCCATCCAAGGTAACAAACTTCAAGACTCATTCTCAAACATGGAATTACTTGAAGCGCAACGTCAGGCTTATTTGAATTCTCATAAATAATAGGAATATAACATATGACTACATTACTCGAAGGAAATCACCCAGTCGAATGGTTGCTTTCTGATGAAGAACAACAATCAGTTGACGTTGGCACACTAGCTTCAGGTCAAAACTTGAAAAGTGGTGCTGTTCTCGGTCAAATTACTAAAAATACCACTGCAACTTCAACTGCGGTTGTCGGTACAGGTGTTGTTACAAGAACTGTTGGCGCATTAGGCGTAAACGCAATTGTTGGTACATATACTTTAACTTGTATCACAGCAGGTGCTACAGCGGTTTATGAAGTTGAATTACCTACTGGTGAGCAATTAGCAACTAATGCTGTTGTTGGCTCTGGTGCAATTAACATTGATGACCACTTCACTTTAACTTTAGTTAACGTTACCAACTCAGCAGTTGGCGATGTATTTACCGTTGTTGTTGCTGCTGCGACAACAGGCACAATCACTAATAGTGCTATCGTAGGAACTGGTAACGGTACAATTACACTTGGTGCAATTGGTGGTTTGGCTAAATCTGGCGTTTATTCAGTAAGATTAACTGAAGCGGCATCAGGCGCAGGTACATTCAGCGTTTATGCTCCATTAACAAATGAGTTTATTGCTGACGTAACTGTTGGTGGTGGCGCAACTTCTGTTGGAAACCACTTCACAATTACTATCGCTGACGGTTCTTCTGATTTCGTAGTTAATGATAACTTCACTGTTACCATTCAATTACCAGTGCCAAAATGGACTCAGCACGATGCTTCAGCAATCAACGGCTCACAAGTCGCTGCTGGTATCTTATACAATGACGTTGATGCTTCATCTTCTGATTTGTCTGCAACTATTTTCACTCGTATGGGCGAAGTATTTGACGGTAAATTAACATGGAAAACTAACATCACTGCTGCTCAAAAAGCACAGGCTGTAGCTGACCTTTCTACTAAATTCATTATCGTGAGAGCGTAAATTATGCCTTTAACAATGTCACCTTTTACAACTGGGTTTGGCTTAGAAGAATTAACCCAGTCAATTATCGCTCGTCCGTATACTCCAACGTTGCTTGGCGATTTGGGTATTTTCGAGAGCGAATCTTTGGCAACTAACAGCGTTACGCTTGAAACTGATGGTCGCACTGTAGGTTTAGTTGATATTAAACCACGCAACGCACCTGCTCAAGTTGTTGAAGCAGTTAACAAACGTAAACTTCAATCTTTCGTTATTCCGCATTTGCCACAACGCGCAACTGTGATGGCTGACGAAGTATTAAATGTTCGTGAGTTTGGCTCAACTAATCAACTTCGCACAGTTGAAAGTGTTATCAACAAACGCTTACAACGTATGCGTGAACAAATTGATTACACAATGGAATCACATCGTCTTCAAGCTATTTTAGGTAACTATTATTCAGCAACAGGCGCATTGACTTCACTTTACACTGAAATGGGTGTTAAGAAACAATCAATTGCAATCGATTTGACTTCAAACACATTGGAACTTGAAGTTGAAATGATGCGCATCCATGAAGCAATGGAAGCGGCTTTAGATGGTATTCCTTATACAGGTATC